TGTCTGCGGAGAGCGCGATGAAAAAGCAGTCGTCCTTGTCGTGTTTCACAACGAAAACGACGTGCTTGCTGCGGAAAACCTGGTAGTGGGAACTGTCGGTGTTTGTGGGTTCGTTTTTCATAAGACTATTCCTCCCCCTCGATCAGGTTGCACCCGCGGGCGGCTTGCTTGAGAACTTCAACCAAGTGCCCGGCGTCGCCCACGTTGGCCCAATTTACTTCGTCGGGGCCGACTCCCATGTGATCGTCGAGATGGCGGGCGAGCATCGTGACTAGTTCGCGGGCGCTTCCGATGCGGAGAAGGAAGGCGTCCCGAGCTTGTTCTTTGTTGTTCCTGCGGGTAGCTTTGGCTGTGGCTGTTTTATTCGTTTTCATGGTGGTGTGTTCGCTCTTTGCCGGAATTACATCCACTTATCTATCTGGATTTAGTTGCTGGCATCCGGGGCATCTGGCACAGCATTGGATTGGCTCTCGTTGCCCGTCCATACCAGTAAATGCGAGGGTTCCCGGCGCACCACGCCCGAGCGCACGAGCAACCCGATGATGCCCTCGTAGGTTTCCAAACTCATGCAGCCCATGAACCGGGCGTAAAGATGGCCACTCGGCACGCTGCCCAGTTCCCTGATGGTCTCGGCAACGGCGACTATGATTCCTACTACGACTGCGATGCGTTCCTGTTCGGTGGACTCGGTGGTGGCATTCATAAAACTCAGGAGTAGAAAGCTTCGTCCGTTGAGTTGATCGCCACGCGGCGGAACTCCCGCACGTCCCGTTTCCATTGGCCATAGAGCGACCCAAGCACTTCTTCAATGCGTTTCGGCGTTGCTGCATTGCAAACATCAGCCAGGTGCCGACCCAATCTCGAATCCATAAACCGGCGGGCAGCATCCAAATCCATGTTGAGGCGCTTTGCGGTGAAACGGACCGCCCGGTCGAAGGCGTCGGAGGTTTCGGCTTCGCTCAGTTTGAGGTTTTCGCGGAGGGTTCCGAAGAACCCCCATTCTTCGTTGCGGGATGCGATCTTCGCGGTGGTGGTGTTCAGTGTTGTTTGCATGGCTGTGTATTCGCTCTACTCGCCGAATATATGAAGTTATCTATCTATATTTAGTTTCCGGACACCGGGCGCATCTGGCACAGCTTTTGATTGACTAACTATGGCCGGTTACAATTTGTATTTGAGTTGGCCGATCACGCATTCCTCGGCACGGATATCGTCGCGGACGCCCAAATACACTGGCTGGAAAATGCACCCTCCGCGGTGGGCATACAAATAACGAGCCTCGACGCAGGCACCGACCCGAGGAATATCATGGTTCGGCGGGATCGTGACGTTGCCAACAGAAACGACCTTTTCGCCGTCAAGCAGAGTCAGCGACACGCTCCGCTTCCTATTCACTTTGTCGACTATGAAGGAGGCCGTTTCGTGGAACTTGAATTTCAACTGTGATCCGCCCGAATGCGGACGGCCCGCCACGTAGACTGCATCGCTGCGCTTGAACACGACGCCTTCGCGGTTCTCTGCTTTGAGCCGCTCGAACAACTCCCGCTTCTGCCGGGGCTCACTGGCGGATTCCACCAAACTGATATGCGTGTGCTGAAAAGAAGCCAGCAGGTTCACCAGATACAGATAGCGTGTCTGATACGCATAACCCCGCAAATCGATCCCGCCCAGTTCCAGCAAGTCGAAGGCGTGGTATTGATCGCCGACGATTTCGCCATCGACAATAAAGTCCATTTCCACTGCGTGGCATTCATCCGCAATGATCGCGGGGAACCCGGTGAGCAGCCCGAGCTTGTTGATGCCCGCAAGGACGTTGTCTTGTTTTCGCAGCATCAGCCTGCGGCCATCGTGCTTCTCCTGCATGACGTGCTGCTGGTCGTTGAGCAGCACCCCCAGTTGCCCCTCGTAAATCGTATTGAGCAATTGAGGCAGAATGCCGGTGGCCCGTTTGTCGCTCTGCCGATAAGGCGTGCCGTCCGCACCGGGCGTGTATCCTTTGGCCATCTTTTCAGAGACCAATTTGTCATATAGCTGTTTGGCCCGCTCATAGGCAACGGGCGCGGCGGTTTTCGTTCCGGTGGTCAGGGTCGATCCCCGGCGACCGTAGGCGAAGTTAACGACATAGCCGTCTTGCTTGGGTTCGAGGGCTGCTTGATAGACTTTATCGGAAGCGCCCTCACGATAGTAGAGCGTGATCTGTTACTTGGATTGACTGATATTTAGCATAGTTACTGATTGAGGTTAAAATTGAACAGGGTGTTAAGTCGGCTAATGCTCCGTGTCATTTTGGTTGCGGCTTGTATCTTCGGGACCGCAGGCCTCCACGAAGTTCTTGTAAATGGCCTGTTCAAGCCGCCCGTAGGACCCGGCCTCGTCCCCGGCCTTCTGGGCGTTCTTGCGCAAGAAATGGATTATGCATTCCATTTGAAGCGGATCGAGGTGGTGGCAGAGATCGTCGATGGAGCCTTCGTTTTCTGGTGTTTTCATTGGCTGTGTATTCGCTCTACCCGCCGAATAGATGAAGTTATCTATCTATCTTTATCTGCCTGCACTCGGTAGCATCAGGCACAGCGTTTGATTACTTGCCATCCTTGTTATCACCCGGCTCCTGGCTGATGGACTCAGCGCCGATCAACTTCAACATATAGGCTGCCGCGACAGACATGGAATCGCAGTCGTGGTAGTGGTTGGCGCGGTCGCCGATCTGTTTCCAGATCCATTTCCCATTGCGCTCCTTTACCCGGTGCTCACTCTGCATCTGCGCCAGATAATCGGCGTCGATGTCCGAGGGAATCTCCCAGGTCGGCCCCCGCTCCGGGTCCTGATTGCGCCGAAGCCGCGCCAGGGTGTCCTTGCACGCCAAGTTGGACCAGTAGAACATTGAGCAGATTAGATCGCGCCGAAGCACGATCTTTCGCCGGGGCGAATAGAAGCGTTGTACCGGCGCTTTGCCTTTGACCCGGTGGACGAACGTTCCCCTGGCGTCACCCATCAAGGCGATCCAACCCCGCTTCGCGCATTCCGTGTAAACATGGCTGGTCGCGTAACCGCAATCCACAAACACTAGCGAGGAATGAATATGAAAGCGTTCCTGCAAAGCTTCCAGATCATCGAACGTCAAGATGCGCTCATTCCAGATCAGCCGGGAGGAACCGTCCGCCGCCCACGACCGGACGGTGGCGAACAAACAATCCCGCTGCACGTCCGCGCAGAGCATCCGCAGGGGGACGGAACGCTCGGGATGGGGCGGCGCCACGATCCGTCCACGGTAATCAATCGCCGCTTCCTGATCCCACAACTCGCCCCGCTTGTAACTCGAAGGCGGGATCTCCACTTCATGGTCCTCGCTGAACTCCCGCCACGGAAGGGCGAGGCGCTTTTGGATAAACTGTTGTAAGAGCGAGAGGTCGCCCCGGCGCGCCGCCATCTTCGCTCGTAGGTATAATTCCGCGAGGGCTCCCCACGGCATCGTCGCCAGCGCGTTCCAATGGAACCCGACATTCTCCTTCGCCGCCTTCGGGTTTTGGGCGACGAACGCCCCGGTGGCATTCAACCGACGCCGGGTCTCGTCGCCATCGGGCAGATAGACATTGCAGCCCTCACAGCGAAGACTGGTCGTTTCATGGATGCGGGCGAAGTCGTATTGCTCGTTCTCATCTTTGCAGTCTTTTGACCATTCGATATTCTCCCACTTGAAGGGCTGCCGGTGACCGCACTCGGGGCACGCGAAGGTCCACTCCCGCATGTCGGTCGTCTCGTGCTTGCGGTGGGTGTCGTCGTCGTCCTGGCCGCCCTGGCTCATGAAGATGCATTTCCCCAGCCAGCCAAACGCCGTGACCCGCGCCTCCGCTTCCGCCATGTGACCCGTAGGATACATCCACGTTTCATCGGCGAAGATCCAGCGGATGGAGCGCCGCTGAAGGTTCGTCCGGTTGTGCGCGCCAACGATCCAGAGCGTCATGCCGTTGGAGAAATGTATCGTCGTGTTCCTCTTCTTGTGCCGGTTGGCCGGGTAGAGGGCGCGCACCGGACCGCACGCATCGAAGAGTTTCTGCAACCGCGACTCGCTTTGGTCCCGAGCGTCCTCATCCGTCTCGTTCAGCCAGAGCGTGGGCCCCGGCATGTTGGCAATGATGTAGGCCAGCGAGATTTCCGACACCAGCGTCTTGGCTGCCTGAACCGCCGCGATGATCGAGACCACCCGCACCCTTGGGTCCGTGATCGCCGCGAACACATCCTTTATCTGCGGAGAGTTCGCCACCCGGAACGCACCGGGGCTGGGCGAATAGGGAATGGAACGGATATGTTC